TGAGTCTCTGTGCATCTGTCTGTCTGTGGTGTCGCCCGGTCCTTCCTGCCTTTGTGTCCATGACCTCTTGCCTCTTCTGGTCTGCGTGCTTCTTCCTGGCATACTCCGTTCTGAGCTCGGTGGGTTCCCTTTTTGGGGGATTCCACTGTGGCGCCAACGGGGGTATGCCTCGATAGAGGTTGAGCAGGTCCAGATCGATTTGCTGGGCAAGTGTTTTGGCCACCCCTCCCTTCTTGGTGCTTGCTTCGTAGCAGGCAGTTCCATTTGGGGCTTGGGCGGCGGGCGGTTGGATTGGGTGTTTGAGAGCGTCGAGAGCAAAAGCATACAATTCCTGTATGAGGGTTGTTGATACAGGGGGGGGTTCCGTGGTCCATCTGTGTATGGCTGCCTTGATAGCCGATTGTCGTTTCTTCTCTTTTGAGAAGGTCGCGTCCTGGCATGCACGCAGGAATCCACTTGCCATAAACAAGTTCTCGCGGTTTTGCCCTGCGGTGCGGACCCACTTCTCTGATGGCTTCGCCATTGAGAAGGGTCTCGCTTCGAGTGCATAATAGCGGAGAGCGTGTGCGAGTGGTTTGAGTGCGTTGCATCCACCAGCCAGGTAGCGGAGGATTTGTTTGACAAACCTGACGATAAGTCGGCCGAGGACGTTTCCTCGGTTTTTGGTTGATGGGCGGCCAAACGTAAGATGGAAAGCAGCGGATAAGGCGCGTAGTGTGTTGGTGAGGTGGTGTGCATGTGGTTGGTTCTTCGCAATCTTTTTGATGTACTTCGTTCCTCTTTTGGGCAAGAAATTGTCCAGGTGGTGAAGGCATCGAACGCAAGCTTCGTTAAGCGACGGGGTCCTTGCTGAGCTTGGGAGTTTCCCAAATTTAGTGATGGAGCCTGTTGCCCACAGACATAGTGCCTTGAGACCGTGGATCGTGCACGGGAAGGAGAAAATCCCCTTCCTGCCGATTCCATTTGATCCGGTGTTATGCTGCTTCCTCGCTGAGGTTGAATCTTTTGATTTGCCATTGTCAGCGCGGGGAGGTAGGGCTTGCGAACGGG